TTCACCAAGATATTATTTTAACCGCAACTAATGATACTACAATTTTACCTGGTTCATTCATATATTTCCACGCTGGAAATAATACAGATGTAATGACTGTTAAAACACTACTTAGAACATCAGCAGGTACAATTGCAATTACAACTGCAAACTAATAATTAGTACCTATTATTTAAAAGAGAGCCGCAATAGCGGCTCTTTTTTTTATATGTATAATAAAGTTACATTATGGCTACACAAAACATAGCAAAAAAACCACCAAAAGGTCCTGTAAGATTTTCATTAACACTTTCAGAAGAACAAAAAGCAGCTAAACAAGCAATTTTACACCACCCTTACAATTTTATAGTTGGTAAGGCAGGTAGTGGTAAAACACTATTAGCATGTCAAATTGCACTAGATATGTTCTTTAAAAGACAAATAAATAAAATCATCATTACAAGACCTACAGTGTCAACTGAAGATAATGGTTTTTTACCGGGTTCAGAAAAAGAAAAAATGGAACCATGGTTAGTACCTATTCGTTCTAATATGAGGAAAATATACAATAAGCCACTTATATTAGAAAAAATGGAAAAAGATGAATCTATTGAATTATGTTCATTAGCACATTTTAGAGGTAGAACATTTGAAAATGCTATTGTAATAGTTGATGAATTCCAAAACTTAACTCGTTCACAATTTAGAATGGCTTTAGGTAGAATAGGAAAAGGATCAACAATGATATTTTGTGGAGACAACCAACAAATTGATCTTAAAGATAAAAATTACTCAGCAATTCATGATGTTCCTAAAATTAGCAATTCTCAATACGTTTACAAACGTGTTTTAGAAGATAACCATCGTCATGTAGCAATAGACGAAGTATTTGAAATGTTAAACGGAATGTAATTTTTTCTGTAGTTTTTTCATATTTATATAGGAACAACCAAATTTAAATAAAATGGCAAACATTCCTATCTGGCCCGGATCATCATCATTTGTAGCAACAACAAACCCAACACCCTTTGGATTTTATGATGCTGATACTGATTTTATATCAGATGCAGATAAAGTATCTACTTGGTGTGCTTCTAGATTAGGATATCCATTAATAGATATAGAATTACAAGAAATTAATTTTTATTCTTGTTTTGAAGAAGCAGTAAATGAATATGGTGCTCAAGTTTACAATTATCAAATTAGAGATAATATGTCTAAACTTAGAGGATTCCCTACAGCTTCTACTAATGGTTCATGGGCATCACTAAATCAAATTAATGTTAAAGATGAATTTTTATCCCAAATTAGTAATTTAGGGGGTGATAGTGGTGGTGGTGGTGGAGGTTCTTATAAAGATAACACTAGAACATATTCTGCTTCTTTAAATGTTCAATCAGGACAACAAAAATATGATTTAATAAATTCGGGATTAGTTAATTGGGAAACAGGATCTATACAAATAGAAAGTGGAAGTTTAACAGTAAAAATTAAAAAAATATATCATTATGCCCCAACAGCAATAAATAGATATTTTGATCCTTATGCAGGTACAGGTACAGGAATTCAATCATTAATGCAATCATTTGGATTTGGTAACTATTCACCAGGTGTAAATTTTATGTTAATGCCTTTATATTTTGATGCTTTAAAAATTCAAGCTATAGAATTAAATGATCAAATTAGAAAATCAGCATATCACTATGAAATTGAACAAGATCAATATTTAAAATTATTTCCTATACCTAATGGAGGTTATAAATTATGGTTTGATTATGGTATAAGTCAAGGGACCGACAGTGAAGCCGTAGATCTTAATCCAACAACAGGACAAGCATATGGGCAAGGTGGTGTTACCGATATTTCAAATGCTCCCTATTCAAACCCTACTTATAAATTTATTAACCATCCAGGTAAACAGTGGATTAGAAAATATACCTTAGCTTTAGCTAAAGAAATGTTAGGTGGGATTAGAGGTAAGTACCAATCAGTACCTATTCCGGGAGCAGAAACAACATTAGATTATTCTAGATTATTGCAAGAAGCTTCAGCTGAAAAAACATCTTTAATAGAACAATTAAGAGAAGATTTATCTGAATTAACAACCGCAAAGGTAATTGAAAGAGAATTTAATGAAGAACAAGGAAAAATAGACATTGACAAAACAGGAGGTAGATACCAAATATATATACATTAATGATTAAATTAAGTAACATATTAACAGAAGTTTTAAACACATTTCAAGTAGAATGTGATTTATTTACAAATAAAGATTTTAATATCACAGATGTTTTAAATCAAGTTCGTGGTTTGCAAAAAGTAACTATTGTAAATAATATTACTCCCGAAGAATATGAACAAAATAAAGAATTAGAATATACAAAGTTAAAAATTAAATTTGTAACTAGAGAAGATCCTAAAAAAGATTTAGTTAAATTTAAAGAAGATATATTAACTTCAGATATGTCTAAAAATGATTTAAGAATACCAGGTGCAAAATCAGTAAAATTTAAAGAAGAAACACTAAAACGATTATAATGGCATTATTTGGTGGTTCACGAGACATAGCATTATTTAATACAGTAAATAGCGAACTTTTAAAGGATATTATCCAAACAGAAGTTGCATATTATAAATTTGCTCTTGAACAAACTAAAGTAAATGTTTATGGTGAGGCACCCGGTAAAAATTATTATGAACCGTTAAAAATAGCGTGTTTAATCGATAGACAAGATCAATCGTGGTCGTCTGATAATTTTGGATCTGATGTTAATCAAACCATTAGTTTTAAGTTTTTAAAAGATGAACTTATATTAATAAATTTAGTTCCTCAAATAGGAGATATAGTACTTTTTAGAAATAATTTTTATGAAATAGATAGTAAAGTTGAAAATCAACTTATTTTAGGAAGAGACCCTGATTATGCTATTTCAACAGAAACAACAGATTTTGGAGGTAGTTTTTCAATAAACGTTACAGGACATATATCGAGAGTAGAAAAATTAAACTTAATTCCTTTAAGAGAAGGAAAATACCCATCAACCGAAAAACTATCAGGTGGTAAAATAAATAGAAGATTAGAAGGAAGAATATACGTTACAGATACTGGTTTAGAAGATAGTGGAATCGGAACAGATAACTATATTTTAGGAGATACTTTTACTATAATATAATATGGCGGATAGAAAACAAATAGACCCAAGAAGACCTATTCCTAGTAGTGGGTATGATAGACTAAGAACTAATATGGAAGCTAATTTTAGAGATGGCTTCCCTACAGTAGATGGAGGTTTTCCAGTACCTGATACTAGACCTAGTACTAATAGGGGTCATCAAGTTTCTCGTAAAGATGATAAAGTACAAGATATTTCAATTGGTCTTCAAGATCATGATGAATCTATAATGTATTATTTTAATAATGTTATTAAACCTTCTGTTATTATAAATGGTAATAGAACAAATGTTCCTTTAATTTATGGTGCACCTGAAAGATGGAAATCAGTACAAAAAGATGGATATTATAGAGATAAAGAAGGTAAAATTCAATCACCTCTTATTATGTTTAAAAGAGATAGTGTTGAAAAAAGAAGAGATTTAGGTAATAAGTTAGATGCTAATAATCCTCAAATCCATTATATATTTCAAGAAAAATATACAAAAAGAAATACATACGATAATTTTACAGTCTTACAAGGAAGAAAACCCCAAAAAGAAATGTACACTGTTGTAGTACCTGATTTTATAAAACTACAATATACATGTACTATATGGACAGATTACGTAGCCCAAATGAATAAATTAATTGAAATGATTAACTATTCTTCGGATTCATATTGGGGCGATAAAGAAAGATTTCATTTTAATGCAAAAATAGATACGTACAATAATACAACTGAAGTTGTACAAGGTGATAATAGAGTTGTAAAAACTAATTTTGGGTTAACTATTCAAGGATATTTAGTACCAGATAGTTTAAATAAAACATTAGCTAGTGGTGGAATGAAAAAATCATTTAGTAGATCTAAAGTAATATTTAATACTGAAGTAGTATCAACCCCTTCAAATGAAGCACCTTTAACTAGAGAAGAAGTTAGAAATGCCCCACAACACGTTAAGATAGCTTCTGAAGTAACCACAGAAGGAGGAGTAGCATACCAAATAATAGGAAATAACAATCAAATAGGATAAAATGGCACAAAAGAATAGAACAACATTAAAATCATATTTCCAACAAGGAGATATCCCTACAGAAAACGAATATATTGATTTAATAGATTCATTCCCCTCATTTAATGACCCTAACTCAGGAAGTTTAGGAATAACAGGAAGTATAACACTTTCGGGTTCTAATGGTAATTTAACTGCTAGTAACATATTACTCGATTATAGTGGTTCGGGGGTTACAGGTGGCCTTCTTGATGGTGTTTATAGATTAAATGCACAAGAAATTGGGAGCCCTGCAGGAACCCAAGGTGATATTACTTTTGTAAATGATGTAGATTTTAATAATCAAACACTAAATAATCTTACTATTGGGGGTGGTAATATAAATAATACTACTATTGGATTAACAACCCCAACATCTGGAAAATTTACAACATTAACTACCACAGGTGATTCTGCTATAGGTAATTCAATTGATGATAAACACTTTTTTATAGGTGGTGTTACAGGTAGTTCTTTTTTAGTACAAGATGTTAATGGAAAAGGAGATTTTTATGCTCACGAAATCACAGTAGGAGATAGATCTTCAAATTCAAATGCTTTAACTATTTCAACTAGTGGTAGTTTATTTACTAGTGGATCTATAGTAACATTAAGTAATATAAGTGCAAGTGGAAAATTCATAGGAGCAGAAATATCAGCAAGTACAGCAGTAGGAGGATTAACACTTACAGGAAATATAACAGCCTCAGGTAATATAAGTTCAAGTGGGAATATATTAGCCAATAATGCAACTATAGTTGAACAACTTGACATGACTAGTGCAAATAATGCAGTACTTAACATGTATCAAAATTCATCTTTAAATATAAGTCTCAATTCAAGGGGAAATATAAATTCTTTTATCAATAATGGGGGTAATAATTTAGGTATAGGAGTTGCAACTCCAACTGAAGTATTACAAGTAGAAGGCAATATAAGTGGAAGTGGTAATCTTAAAGTAGATGGTTCACAAGTAGACTTTACAAATTTACCAACATCAGATCCGGGTGTAGCTGGAAGATTATACAATGATTCTGGTACTGTAAAAATATCATTATAATAGATGGCTACACCTATAACATGGAATAATGCTAATTTTAGTTGGTCTAATAATTCTTTTACTTGGGAAGAAGTAATTTTAGTTAAAGAAGCTTTAGGTGGGGGAGGGGTTATGGCAGAGGATATGCCTTGGACTCAATTTAAAGATAAAAAGAAAAAACGTCTTATTAAATTAATATGTAAAGTTCAAGGTAAAACTATTAAAGAAGAAAAAGAAATTCAAGACTATAAAATTAAAATATCTGATATAAAATTACTAGCTAAAGAAGTATTAGGTATAGAAATAATGACAGAAAACATTAAGTTTTAATAACTACCCTATATTTATAATAAAATAAATTTATGTATAAATTATTTACAGATAAATCTGAGCTTTTTGAATGCGATATTAAATTAGAAGGAGCTAGTTTAAGTAAATCATCTGCACGCTTAGTAGTCGAAACTTCTGACTACTCTTTAATGTTTAATGGTATTATTAATTCAGGTGGTAAATGTGAAATCCCAATTAGAAAATTAAAAGGTTTAATAGATGAAAATACTTCAGGAAATATACGACTAGAAGTGATTGCCGAAGATACTTTTTTTACACCCTGGGAAAGCGATTTTGAAGTTGATGCAAGTAAAAAGGTAACTGTTGAGGTTAAATCACAAACAACTAAAAAACCTATTGTAGAAACTAGAGTAAATGTTAAAATTAAAGAAGAAAAACCTACACTTACTGAAAAAGATCATGTAATAAATTTATTTAAATTATTAATAAAAGAAGATATAAACGTAGAAAATATCTCATACAAGCGTAATGCACTAAATAATGTAGTAGCAACGTATCTTAAAGAAAACACTGTGAAAGACACGAATAAAGTTATTAATGGTGTATTAAAAATTCTTGAAAAAAAGAAATAAATGGTTATAAATGGCAATCAACGACTTTACAGGAAAAAACATACAGGATACTTTTCAAAGGGTAGTCCAAACAGACAGCACTAATCAATTAGCAGACGGAACTGGTTCTATTTTTATACCAATTTCTGCTTCACATGCTATTTCTGCTTCTTACGCTGTTTCGGCTTCTCATGAAATAACACTTGAAATATCTTCATCATATGCTCAAACAGCTTCAATGGCATCTGATAATTTTATTGTTCAAGGTCATATAACAGCCTCAGGTAATATAAGTTCAAGTGGACAAATTGACGCAGATAAAATACGCACAGGAGGTAGAATAGCTTCAAGTGTATTTGATATAGCTTGTGTAGGTAGTATAGACACAGATG